TTGGTCCAGTTATCTCTTTCAGCTTCAGTATCGAAATCGTCCGCCGGTCTATTATCAATTTTTTCAAGAGTATCTGATATGACTTTTTCTGCAATACGCAAAGGACCTTCGGAAATATATGTATCGAGAGTTGTTGCAGTGTTTGTGTCTACTGGCGGGGGTCCATCAACAAGTGCTGCTGAGCCGGCTTCGTATGCTAATGTGTCAGGATCAATACCATAAACACTATAAAATATTTGCTCTACCTTCTGGTAAATGTCATTATATTTTCTTCTTGCGCAGCGCCACCACCCAATACCATATCCGTCCATATCTTTAGATTCAGTGTAACGATAGTCTCCACCAGCATCAGCACTAGTATCATATATAAGCTGGTGTATTCTTCTTTCTGAATCTGAATCGATTGAGTTTCTGTGTAGTGGGCTTATGCCTCCAACTTTTTCATAATAGTCGCTCATATATTTGTTAGCAAACTGAAAGCGGAGGACGGACTCGCCACCAAGCTCTCCTACTAGGTCTCCTAAAGCAGTTGCAGCTAGCGAATCTTCAATAGTCTCTTCAAGAGTCGGAACTGGACCAGATGCGTCTTTAGGAACGAAAAACTCAATTTGGTGCTCTTGCTGAGCTAAATAATATAAAGCACTCAATTGAAACATAGAAATTGGCGTCCAGAAATATTGATCAAACCAGCGCCATGTACGAGGCATTGTCGCTGCTGGATTATCTACATATTCTGTAACTGCCGGATCGGTATTCCAAGTAACAGTATAAGCAGGACCTCCATTTCTGGGAGAACTATCCGGTCTTGATGCGTCTCTTGAGGGCACATACCCGAATTTGTTCAAGATATCTTCGTAATATTCATCTCCAGACTCGAAATCAGCAGTAGAAGCGGCTGTTATTTGGCGTTCATGGTTTTGCCACTCAGCAGTTGGTAAGGTGCCAACCATGTTAGCCCACCTAGCAATTTCATAGTTTCCCGGCGCGGTGTCATCCCAATAGAATACTTCATCACCAGTAATACCGTAATCATCCCGATCGGGCGCCCAGTTCCACTCTGATGGAGACGGCTCTGTATCAATAGAAGGACTGGTCAAGTTAACAACATAATAGTGGGCGCCGGAATGTCCGTCTGCATTTTGGTACGCCGGATGAGCACTACCTTTGATAAATCTTCCTGCCCAAACATTAAAACACCAGTCAGCCATATCCCTAACTGCTGCATCAATCTTTTCTTTTACTGGTGACGTTGCTGCAGCAGCAGCAGCAGCCGGTGTAGCAGATGGGACGCCGGCTGTGACACCAGTGTATGTTACGCCTGAAAATGTTGTGGCTCCGCTAGCAGCAGCACCGGGTGTTGTGAATGGAATCATGATACTTTCTAGTTCTTTTCTAATTGAAAGCGCATCTTCTCTAAATTCGCTAACCATCTCTGCTGGTGTTGCGGGCAATTCTGCTTTACCGGGGTAGTCCGCGGGGGCAGTAATCATCGGCACATAGTTGGCAATGTTTGTATTAAAAATATTTTGATATAAGAAGTCTTTGTCTTGTAAGCCAGTCACGTAAGAATATGCTGTAAACTCGGGCAATGTGGTGTCCCTTGAATCTACAATCTTGTAATTGCGGAAGATTCTTTTTACAACCTCTTCTTGTTGTCTCAATATTGCATCTGCATTGTTTATTAAGTCTCTAAACCTTTGGTTAAAGGCAATGGCTTGTGACTCTGTGCTGGTCACAGAAAACCCTTGTGCTGCCTTGTTGAGTTGTTGTAAAAACTCTACATCGTTTTCATGCACTGCAAGAACCAGTTTTACTTGGTCTGTTACTCTTTGTAATTCTTCATCCAAAAGAGATCTTGCTTCATATTCAGCCAAAAGGGCATTTACTGAATCGAATACTTCTTTGGAACCATACTCTTCGGTCTTGTAATATTTCTTATTTATTGATGCCAATGGATAGTTCGGATAGTGAAGCCCTTGAGCGTCAACAAACACAGGCTCACTAAAAGTTGCTAAGGTACTGTTTCTAACGATCTGCTCATAAGTCACATCGCTGTAATTCATTGAGACCGTTATTGGATCCAACGAAAAAGATGTTGGCGTCTCTATCTCATATGGGTGTCTCGTGCTGGCGCAACAAAATACGTTGATATTTTCTCTGCTAGTGAAGTTTCTTACATAAGTTGTAATTTTTATATTAGTTACTCTGATGACTGCATTATCATCGGCATCGACATCAGAAGTCAATTCTGCTACACTGTGGAAGTCAGATAAAGGAACTGAAACTAAACTAAGCGAGTCAGTTTTTCCGATAGCCAAAAGCCCTATTCCTGCTTCGGTATAGTTGACAGTACCACGAGGATAAGAAAGGATCGTTTCACGTAAAAGACCAGAATTGTTATCAAATTCTTTTATAATGTTAGTCTTGAAAACCTTTTGATTGTCCCCCAGTGCGCTATAAGATAAATATAAAGTGATATATAGAGACTCTTCGGCACCAGCATCAAATAAGTTTTTCTCAAATTCTTCTACTTTGAAATCTTCATCTGTTGAAAAATGAAATGAAATGTCTGTATCAATTCTAGTGATAGTTTCTATGGCTGCATCGCTAACTTCGGTGCCCGTTGCCTCGCTAGCTATTCTCAGAGTATCGTATATTTCGTCATCACTCTGAACATTTGATAATGTTATCTTCTCAATTGTCGGGGTTGGAAGGTTTCTGCCGTAATATTCTACGGATTGTTGTTTTGTTAGTCTAGGCATATCTCAGGCTCCACTTGGCTTCCATAAATATCAAAGTATACATCATCAGTTTCTCTACCTGTACAGTCTATGTCCAAGTCAATATAATACGACGTTTTGTTATAATTTTGTAGCTGTCTACAAACTATATCTCGGTCAGCCATTTTGTCGCTCTTAAAGTCAAAGTAATATTCGACTGCCGTTCTTGGCAACTCTCCGGAATACTTTTGCTCAGGATTCGCCCTAACCATCATCCCGTTTACTATTTGTTCATCAACCGTTTCAAAAAATTTCCTTTCTAACACTGGGGCAGTAGTTGCTGACGATGAGACTATGAAAACTTCTACATCATAGTTTTCGTTTAATAGCTCTGTGTTAACTTCGTCAACATATATTATTGGATCTTGTGCGGATAAATAGACGAAGTTTCCATCTTCAAAGTTTATTGTTGAACTGACCTCTGCTCTCGGGCTTCCATCATCAACTGGAATCTGGTCTGACTGTCTGGTGGGATATCTGCTGTCTCTGATTTCTTTTTTGTAATCGACCGCTATGTTTATTTGCGGGATAGTTCCCGAAACGTTTGTTTGTACTTCAAAATGAGTTTGTGTGCTTGTTATCTCTCCATTTAGTACAATAACTTTCCAAGCTGGGGCTGCGTCCGTTTCCTTTGCTTCCAAGAGAGCATCACCAATAGCTGCTCCATATCTGAAAATGTCTTTGCGTGGCATATATCTGATAGGCGTGACATCAGATAAAAAGTAGTTTTCAGCTTTTGTGAATCGATATGTTGTGTCCGTTGCAGCATCAGTGATGAACACATCTTCTGGATCTGTTCGGACCAACTGCTGTTGGGTACCATCAATATCTTCGAACAAGGTTAGTGTGCTTATGTACGGTGTTTCGTTTTTAATTCTTTCATTAATTGAGTTCTGTGACTCGCTTATATTATTGTATTGGTTGTCGTATACAACGTTGTCATCATAAAAAGCATAATACTCCGGCGCATACTGCCCGATGGACATCAGGTATTTGCCGTAACCAGTTAGCTGAAAATCTATTACTGTTTGTTTCTTGTCGAGGATCTTGGTCATTTATAATAATTATGCCTTTCAATTATTTTCTATATTTTGTAGATATGCGTTTAGATAGTTTGTTTTGCGCTTTTGGCTTCACGCCTTTTTGTGGAACATCATTTGTTGCTTGCTTTTCATTCAACTTGGTTGCCGTAATACCGGGCTGACGACGTTTCTTGTTAAGAATTTGGTTTTGGGCGCCGATGTTTCTCATTGAATCGGACTTCATCTTCTTAGCTGTTTCCCTATCGTATTTAACGTCTACATCAAAGTTAATTGTTTCGACAATGGAAATGTAGTCATATGGCCAGTTATACAGTAGAGGATAGCCGCTTGCATCGTTTTCAGCAAAACCGGGCTGGAAGGTGGACTCGTCGATTTGACCAGTGATCATGTCTCGGTACAGCGTTTGTCCTCTTTGCTTGACCTTGAACACCATCCATCGCAAGTTCGGGTTAGATAACAGGTTTTGCTCCGTAAGCAACTCTGTGTTCAGAAGCTCGTGCGCAACCATATCTTTCTCAAAGGTAGCCTTTTCATAGTTTCTTGGTGCAAGGTTTTGCCAGATGTAAGCAAGATCATTCTTGTCCAACTCATACTTGAACTCAAAGATATACATAGCGATCGGGTCAATGTCTTTGTTGTTCAAGAAGTCAAACTGCGGAGGAAGTACGTACCTTTCCATCTGCTCCGCAAGACGGCGGATAGATGCTCCAGCAGTGTTGAGTGAATCGCCTTCAATGCTGCCTTCTTCTTCTTGGCGAGCGTTTTTCCATCTCTTCGTTGGAATGTTAATAAATCTCTTTCTAGTCTTGGCGTTCTCTGTTGTGGGTTGTGTTTCACCCTCCGTCAAACCTTCGACCAGATATGGAATAGCAACAACTGCTTCTCGAATTGTTTGTTTATTGGCAACTTCACCAAGTCTTACGCTTGAGTTGTTCTCATCAAAGCCACAAAGTTTAGAGAATGACTTCATGTTCTTGTATAGTTCCGGATCTCCACTAGCAGCGTAATTGTTGTAAATTGATGACCCAGTCACAACTTCGTAATGGTTCTTAAGCCAGTTTGGTGGGATGTCTCCGATCTCCATGAAGATACCCTCTTCTCGTGTTTTAGGAAGCCTACCAAACTGATGCCACATACCGCGTGGTACCGACTCGGAACCAAAGTTTTGCGGTATTGAAATTTCTGTTTCATCTGGTGTCCAGCCCGGAGGTGGATTTTCCGGTGGTGCGCTAGCTGAAGTGTAGTCAACGAAGTTCATCATTGGGGTTTCAAACTTAGGCTGAATAACCCATCTTTGGCTTGCTTGCTCATTGTCCTTTGATATTTGTAAACCGAACTTGTTGGTTTTTGCTTTTTGTTCGTATTCAATACCGAATAAGTTAAGACATGAGTCCAACTGCATCGCGTTGTCATTGATGTTTTCACTAGCGTATGGTGTGAAGTTTCTTCCGTAAGTTGGACCAAGAGCAGGCGCACCTGCTTCTGTGAACCGAATATCTTGATCTCTGTGGAGGGTTCTACGATAAAATCCATCGACCTTTTTGTGATCGACCATATCGGAGCCGGGATCATACCTTCTCTTAACAATTCTTGTTTCAGCCAAGATTCTTGTGAGATCGTATTCAACACTGGCAGATGGTCTGAAAATAAAGTCAACCCAAGCCTCTCCATAGTAGTATGGAGGCGTGAACGACCAGTTGTAGCCGTTGAGAGAGTCTTTCACACCATATGCTGATGCTGATAAGTTGAAATGATCACCAGTTGTAGCGAGCGAAGGAGCGCCAGCCGAGGCACTCATCGGATTTAAATCTTGACGCCCAGAAACCGCTGGTCCAAACGCTGTAGGTCTGCTGTACATAACAAAGTTGTGTTTGAATGATGGTTGCTTTTCTGGATCTTGAGGCAATTCATAAGAACCAGAAATACCGGTAATAGGTGACGCGGTGGGAATAGTGACTGCTGTAAAGTTTTTGAAGAATGCTTGGGCGCCTAGAGTTGAGTAAAAATAGTTAGTTCCATCAGAACCCTGTTCGAACTCATAAGTCCTAGAACCTTCGTAAGATGTTCTCATTCTTAAACGGGCGCCGTACACCTCTTCACCAGTGAATTTCTTTTTACCTAAATCAACTCCCGTAGAGCGAAGTTTGGTATAATCGCCACCTTGTAAGAAGAACTTTCCGACTTCTGCAAAGAAGTTTGAAGACATTCTATTATATGCTTCTGCTGCATTTTGAACCTGAAGAGATGCTGTTGCTGCAAATGGCAAACTCACTTGGGGATGGGGCTCTATATCTGGCAATTCTACGCCATTAAGATATTTAGCAGGATTCATTATCGCTTCAAAAGGAACCCTTAAATCCCAGAAAGCACCAGATATGTATTTCGCACCACCTTCGTCTGCTTTAATGTTACCCGATATTGTCGCAGCAATCATATAGTTTTCTGGATAATCTCCTGATCCATCAGCGGCACCAGTTACAAGTTGTTTATATACTTTATATCCATTAGTGACAACCGGATAATCGACTGCCATTCCAGACTTAATAGAGTTATACATAATACCGGGTGCAAAAAGCGGTTGCATGACCGGTCTTGCATAAGAGTATTGCATCAGGGCAGTGTTCGATATGGATGCTGCATCTGCTCCAGCAGATGAACTAAAATACGTAAACGTTAAACTATCAGCGTATGATCTTGAGAACTGACTTACTAGATCTAATGTTCTTTGTGCTGGATAGAAACCCTTATATGGGTTGAATTTAATTGCAGCCTTGCAGGTGAGTCTGATTTCAGATGCTTTCAGCCCAGACATACCCTTAATGTCCAAGAAGTTTTGCATGAAGTCAGAGTTGGAGTAGTCTTTGTAGAACGTGTCTTGTGAACTGCTTAAGTTCGTTCCGGGGATCTCCAAGTAATCGAATATCTCGCCATCGATACCAACCTTACCATATTTCTCAATTTGTTCCGAAACTCTGAACTCTGGTACGACTCCGTAGCCTTTTGCCATTGTCTTAATGTCGTAACGGAAGTCGTCATAGTCGTTATACCAAGGCTTAGACGAATCATAGACAAACCCGGCAATACCATTTGATGTTGTGAGGTATCCTGCTTGGGCAGGTGCTTGCCAAGCAGCTTCGCCAGAGCCCGTAGCAAACGAAGCAGTCACACCAGCAGCAACAGGATCAGAAGGAAGCGCAAGGCGTGTGTTGTTTGCTTCCATACCTACTACTAAGTTATTTGTAGATGATGATATACCAACTGGGTTAAATGCCGACAGTGGGGAGTTAAGCATGTGCTTGCGAGAATATAAACCTGCGTTTCTTATTACTAGTGGAATTTGTCCAGCGTTGAAAAAGTATGTGACTCCGCTGCCGGGTTGAGGATCTGTAAAATGATAGAAACTATACGTATTTTGTAATTCACCAGCACTATTTGAATAAATTAAGCTCGAACCGGTATAGTATCTAGCATTCGTAAAAATAGGGTCCGTCGTATAAGCAACTTCTGGCGGGGCGGTTCTGGTTTCAAAATCGCTTGGAGCATCAAGAGGCCAGAGACTTTGAGTAATATAGCGCGTTACAGAATCCCAATCAGTGTACTCCTCAACTCCAACAGAGTTTGGCACACCCATTCCGCCTGTTACTCTGTTTTCGATGGTATCGCGCCAGAATGCGTTGTCGTATCCAACACGAGTCATAGAGGAGGAAATAAACTCTCTTCTAGCCGAGGGGAATAAGTTCTCTGAGTAAACAATCCAGTTTAAGTTGATGTTGTTTCTCGCCCTCATCGCAACAAGTTGTTCGAACGAAGTGACTTCGCTATCAAAGTTAATGTTAGTAAATGTGTTTAACTCTTGCTCATTGAAGCCGATCATCTCATTGTTGTAAGTTGTTTGAAGTGTTACGTTTTCTACTTGCTCGCGGTAGCCGCCGACTGACGTAGAGAACGAGTTAGCGTAGTCCATATTAAGCAGGACCGGACGACCCTTTGTGGAAACTGGAGGCAAAGCGAAGTGCCTCAAAGCACTGCCTGTGTATATTGTCGAGAGTGTGTTATTTCTTCTCTCGTTAACTAAGATTGGATGATCGCCTTGACGCATACGAACCCAGTTGGCGCCGGCATATTGGTTGCCGCGCTTAAACATAAGAGAGTTAAATAAGTCTTCGTCACCCGAATCATTCCTAGCAGGAACAAAATCTGTATTTCTATATTGAGTTCCAAATGGGGCGGCACTTCTACGATCTGTCAAAGGAACAGATGCTGCATACCCTAAAGTATTTGTCGAAGACGTTATAGGGTCGGTGACATGATAGTTGATACGATTTACGGATGGTAAAAATGTGGACTCTACATTATACGGAGGACCAAGTTCTGTTATTTCTGCACTAAAAGTTCTTTGACCTAAAATGATATAACTTCCTGCTTCACTCGCACTAACAAAGTTGAGAGGTTCTATCATGGTTGAACCGCTTCTGATTTCGAACCTTGCAGGAGTAAAACCACAACTCCACCACGATGCTGTCGATTCAAGCGAAGCAGTGATCCAAGCGTATTGTCTTGTGTCGCGAGGGATCTGGTGTTGGATGTTAAAGTTGTCGTAGAGTTGTTCAGTGTCGTAAGTCGTTGTCTCGGCGTAACCGACAACCGTTTGTGTGCAGCCGGGAAGAGGGAAACCAAGAGATGCATTAGTTGGTAGATCTAGTGACAGAGCGGCGCCTGTTATAGCCAAGGGAACAAAGACTTCACCATAATATCCGATAGCTCGGTTGCTGGTGCTGTAGACACCCGGATTGCTGCTATCCAAAAAGAATCTTCCAGCAGACTGATCAGTCTCAAATCTCAACCATTCCCAAATTGAATTAGGTAAGTTAGAAGCAGTGATAGCACCATCAATATCGCAAGGAATGCCTCCGTTGTATAGCGTATCTACATTATCAGCAGACAACTCACTAGTCCAGAAAGAGTATTCATCTACAGAGGCAGTGAGGGCTCGGAGGTTTCCTGCCCCTTGGCAGTCACCACCAAGAGTCATGAACTCGTTATCGACGCGCTTCTGCGAAGTGAAGCCACGAACATTCAAGGTTCCATTTGTTTGGTTGTAGTAACCTTGTGCTGTCGGATCGAAGCCTAACGTCGCGGAGGCTTGCAAAGTGCCGTCTATGTAAAGCTTTGCGGCGCTGATGTTTGCGGGGTTTGAGGTCCCCAAGTTTCCATCAGCAATTGCATCCCAAGTTAAAACATGATGATGCCAGCCATCTGTGAGATCTTCGTCAACTGCCCAGTACCAAGTGGTGTAGGAGTTGGTTCCTGTTTTTCCGTCTGCATTTCCGTTTGTTCGGATGTACAGTTCAATCTCATATTTGTTTGGCGTAGAACCAGCATAGTTCTTTCTTAAGCTAAACAGCGGTGCATTTCCTTGTCGCAAGCCAATTGCAAAGATTGTTTCTTCATCTTGACTGCCTTGCTCTCCGAATTTTACCCAACCGGACCACGAGAAAGAAGTTCCGGAGCCAGTAATGGCTTGCAGCAGCGTTTCTGGCGTCGTAGAGGATAAAATACTTGCCGTATGCAATAGTGTCGAGTTTTTCGTTTCGTCTTGATACAACAAGCAGTCATCATTGTTAAGAGTCAAGCCTTCAAGAATTGGTGTAATAGTTGTGGACGCCTCACCTATTCTACAAATATTGTTTCTATGTGTCTTGTGGAAACCGGGGAGTTCTTCATATGATGTGCCCGGAGCAGTCACAAAAAGCGAGTCGCGACCGAAGCGAGCAGTGTGGCGAGCATAATGTGAACGAAGCCCGTAGTCTTTGCCGTGGATGTCGTATACGCGAATACCGGTGGTACCACTGCCTGTCGCTTCTGAAATGCTCCCAGACGGTCCCTGAGAGGGCTTAATGACTGTTAAATATCTGTTATTAATAGCGTTGTAAGGGGAGAATGTGTTAGAGCGGAAGTCTCTGTATCCTGTTCCATCTGTAAGTGCCCCACCAACGGTGCTAAAACGAGTAGCAATGATAGACTTGTTTGCTGTGCCTGTGAGGTAGTGAGTGTTATACTCGTCAACAAACTGATAGTGTCCCTCATCAGTTCTGTGTAAATCTAAGAATGTTCTTGTCTGCGTTGAACTTGTTGAGTTATTTTGGAATATTTGTGTTGGAAGTGCTGGCTGCGTTTCAATAAACTGTCTTGGGTTGGCGTATGTATCAAACGAGTGAATAACTTCATAGTTGTGCTCGTAGTTTCCAAGGATCGTTGAGCCAGTACGCATAAGAATGTTACGAATGTTGACTGGGCGCTTTGCAACAAAGTCACGATAGTAAACTGCTTTGTGAGATGCAGTCATCGGATAAGGCGTTTCGCCAACTTCGTTTGCTTCTGGCCATGGATAGTCGGCACTGACTAAGCCGATCGCACCAGACAACCATACGTCGCCCGGACAAGGACCACGAAGACCCAAGAGGATCTTCCATGCTTCTGCTCTATTAGTGTAGTCGTCGGAGCCAGAGTTCAGGCTAACGTGGCGTGACTGATGACCACCAACGGCATATTCCGTGAATGGTCCTTGCATTGGCTTCTCAAGTTCGTCACCATATACATCGTTGTGTAAGTTTGTGATTGTGACACTCGACGAAAGGCGCTCAGAAATATAATCATCTGCTCCGCCCTTGATGGTGCCACTCATTATGTTGAACGGGAATGCAAAGTTGCTCTTTACGTTTGTATAGTTTGTGTAGTCGCCATCATAGTCTCTACCTTGAACAACACCAATTGTGCGGTGGCGCTTCTTACCAACGTTTCCTTCTTCGTCCCACTGTTCAATGTTTTCGATCGCTGTGAAGTCTTCTGTGAAGCCAAGCAGAACGTTTTCAGGAATGAAAACACCATCGGTGGTGTTAACGGGACCAGCAGGGTATGTTGAGGCATATGCGAATGCGAAACTCTTGTTTGGTGGGAAGTTAACGCCGCCCTTAATAGTTCTGTTTAACTCAGCGTTTCTGAAGCTAACAGTGCCACCCAGTTGGGTTTGGAGCAGCCTTTCTCTTTCATATGTCGTACCGTCAATTTGAGAGAGTATTACACGTGAACCAGAGAAAGCTGGTTTGCTGTGCATGATGTTTCTAAACTTTCTTCTTTGTGCATCGACATCAGCATCTCCTGATTCAATTTCAAATGAACCTGTTCCGCGTCCACCGGGCTGGGCGCGCTTCTTCCAGTAGTTCTTGTGCAAGTTCGTTGGACGAGGAGATGCTTCGACACCACCAAACAAATCAGTTTGATAAGAAAGCAGGAATGCCCCAATACCACTGATGCTGGCATCAACAGTTGGCGCATTGAATTCAATTGTTGGAAACTGCGACTTATACTTTGGTCTTTCTAATACGTGGCTTTCTACAATATTATATGTATCGCCCACAAAGTTGGCTGATGCTGGTACAAGCTGTTCGATGATGTTAGCTACTGCGTCGTCAAACCACTTATAGTATTCCGTGAATGCCTCAACAGTTCTCAGGTTATTGAACTTTTCAAAGTAAATGTTTCTTAATGTCTCAAGAGGCTTGTAGTCTTCTCTGTAACGATGTACAGGATCGCCAATAATGTTATTGAAGTCAACAGCGCCTGCAAAGTAATCTAAGATTTCCTCAGAAATAGCAGCGTAGAGGCTCTTCTCGACTGTGTGGACATATGATGGTACCTCGTCAAACAAGCCATATAATTCATCATCAGCAGAAAGCACGTTGACCATATCGTCAGATGTCACAACTTCTGGATCAATAAACTTGTATTCGTTTACCAACTCATTGTTAACTACATTATCACTGTCGGCTTTGAAACCATGACCCTTACCGGGATGTACATATCCAGATATCTTAGCGTTCCAGCCAAAGTTGTCTCTTACAAATGCAGAACCCGAACTGATATCTGTTGAGTAGAAGTTACCAGAACCATCGGAACCAGTAACGGTGCCGAAGTGCCAGTTAAGTGCGAGTGCGTTTAAGTTATAGACATCGTGCGTTGTGTTCTCGCTATCAAATGGTGATGTATTTTGGTAAGATCCTGAAATACCTGCATTTTCTCTATCCAGAGAATGCTGCTTAAGGCTCAGATCATCAATATATTGAGTCCAATATTTTAAGCCATTAAACTCAACGTCAGAAGGATGTACGTTAGCACCAGTTAAGTTTGTGTTTTGGGCTCCGATATACAAACGCTTGTTGGAGCGAATCATATTCTTACCAACTGTGGAGGATATCGAGGCACTAACAGCGAACGAGTTATTTATTGTTCCCAGCTTGTTGTTGTATCCTCTAAAGATAACCTCGTAACCATAGTCGTCAGAACCTGACACAAAGCCGGAGAACTTCTTGGTTGGACGCAGACCGACAGATAAGTTCCAGTTTTCTGAGTTGTATGTGGATAAGAATGTTTGTGACTCTAAAGCATCGAACGGATGAGGATCAAACGATGATGTTAATATAAAACGAACATTTCTAGAGTTCAAAGCATCTCTAACGGCATACACTTGGAAGTTTGCGATGTCTTGAGCACCTGTAAGCGATGTTGTCCCACCAGCATATCCAGTACCAGTCGAGCCCGTAAAGACCGTCTGCATACCGAATAAAGACGCTGTGAAGAAGTTTCTTTGATAAGAGTCTGCTATGTTAAAGAATCTGGGGAAGTAGATGCTAGACTCTACCGTGAAGCCGTATCTATCTTGTGAGCCTGTTGCCTCGTATACTGGCGAGGGCACACCAGCAATCTCTGGCTGACCAGTACCACCAGATATGTATCCTTGAGATCCGGGGATAGCCGGATCGGCGTCTTGATACATCACTGCGTGGGCAGCCGATGCGGTATTAAAGTTCAGTCTCTTTCTTTTCTTTAATGTCTGTTTGACATTAGTGTTCAATTCGTAAGTTTGATTATCAGAGTAGGTTTTGAAGTAAACCAAGTTATCATCAATGTTAAAACATCTTAATACGTTTCTAATTGACCTGTGAGTACCCTTGGATTTAAAGATACCAGCTAAGCTGTTGTAAAGGTTTTGATAAATCAGGTTTTTTGCTTCGTTAAGATCGCCATCATACAACTCTGTGTTGTTTCTGTTTTTGAACTTCTCTAAAACATTTGCATCAACAAAAAGCTCCGGCATCGTTAAGCCTAGAGACTCTGGTAAGTGTTGTGCAAAGGGAAGCGCCTTGTAAGACGAGCTTGTGTACTGCTCGTGACGGAGACTTGGTAATGCAGAAATTTGTAAATACAGCTTATCAAAGTAAGCACCCATAATATGAGAGAGCTTTTCTAGATCACTATCGCCGTTTGCTCCACCTTCGTTTTCCATCTCTTCGATGACCCAAGAAGGGATCAGGTTTATGAATTGTGTTGAGTTTTGGCGATCGTGATAAAGTCCCTTTTCTTCTAGTTCGTTTCTAAGGCTCACAACGCTTGGGTGAGTATCATACACAATTGGGTCTAAGTACTCGAAGTCAGCAGCAGATGCCGAAACAATAGCTGAACCAGTGTTCCTAGATACTGAACTGTATCCGGTCCAAGTACCGTTACAAATGCGACCACCGTAGTCCAGAACAACACTATCGATGCTAGACGTGCCGGTGATGCCTTCGTTGAACTTGTAGTACATTCCCAAAGTGGTGTTTGCTATATCTGAGTTGACACCACCTCGTATTTGATCGAACCAGTTTCTGCCAATCTGCTCTGCTGTTCTAGCTGTTTTCCAGAATCTGAACTCGTCTAACGAGCCACTTAACTTACCACCACCAATATAGTTGTCTACTAATGTTGAATCTGCAAGGAATGATGGCGCCGTGAGGAGTCCACCAAGTCTACCTTGCATACCCTTTGCGGAAAGTTCTCCGATAGTAGTAGAAGTATAAGTTTTGGTGTCGTTCAACTCTCCGTTGACGTAAAGCTTTATCTCGAAACTTGTGGATGTTGGGTTTTTGAATACAAACGCATAATGCCCCCAGCCATTGAGACTTGAAGAAAGCGACGTAGTACCAATAGAAGCAGTATTAATTTGCTTGGCTGAGGCGCTAAGTGTTCCGGACTGTACTGTCACCAAGAATGGACTAGCACTGGTATCTGTGTTCTGCAACTCAATACGAATGCGACCATAAGACTCGTCGGCACTGGAACTAAGATTATTGTTCCACATGTCAAAAACGACTTGGCGATCTGTCAAAGGACTTATTACAGCAGGCGTAGAGCCCGTCATTGCCCAGAACTCGATAGTCACGCCGGTATTAAAATTAGCTTTTAAGTTTGAGTCGCGAGTTCCTTCACCATATCCCGAAGGATATCCATTATTTACGTACAGGTTATCATCATATACGTTGTTGTATTGGAACTTGCTGTTCGTTGGATCCGGCATCAACTTGCTTAATGATGCAGTCTCATTAACGGTATTAGGACCACCGTCAAAAGTAATATACTCTAATGTAGATGGAACACCATATCCATTTAATTTGGTGGATGTACCCCAACCATTTGCCGATAAGTTAATATATCCATTTGTCCTCGGATATTTTTTATCGAAAATATATTTTTCTATATCAAGAGACTTGTTGTAGAAAGTGTTTATCTCTGCATCAGAACCATCATATGGGTAATAGTTGATGATACGATCGAGCGCACTCTTGTAATAAAGGTTAGCAGAGCCGTACTTAGCAAATGTATCGGGGTTATCATAGTTAACCTGCGGAACAAAAGACTCTTGCTTTGTTTTTATCGCTTTTAAGTTATCTGTTGATTCAATGTCTGACGCTAAATCTTTTTTGTTTTTATCGGATAGGACTTGCCTACCAAACAAATCCTTAATACTCATTATCTGCCACCCTGAACTTGAATATCTTATCTTGCTCTAACCAAGAAGAAAGCTCATCATCATAGAAAGCAAACTTGAAACCATATTCATATCCGGGCTCAAGTAACTTCATGTTGAAATCAAAGTAGTTTCCAGAAACGTCATAAGACAAACCAGTTGCATATTCGCTACCTGTACCGTATGGAACTGCTTCAAGTGCGTCAAGAATTCTAACGACGCGGTAAGAAGCACTAACAATTGGAACATGCTCGGGTGTTGCAACAGCTTTTGTATAAATGGTTGGATTCCAGTTCTTGTTTCTTACATACAAGTTGAATCTAGCCGTCTCTGTCGAGCTATATCTATTCTGTAGATTGGTTATGTTGATAAAGTATACAGGTTCGCGGACATCTGTTGTCGCACCAAAGTCTTTGGTCTTAATAGAGCCAGTAAAGAACTCGATGTTATTAGTAGATGGATCCTCGCCAGAACCAGAGAACCATACATCATAAAGTATCGCTATATCAGAAGTAGCGCCGGTTACGGCTATTGAGCAGGAGTATATGCCTGTCGAGACGTAGCCGCCTGTAACTGCTGTGGCGCTGTTGTAGAGCGTAAGTTTCTCTAAGGGCTCCGAGTTGTCAGCCGAGCCAGAATAGAGGCTAACCATTATAGAGCCGGTTGTTCCGATCGCAGGGATGTTGGTCAGCTTTCCGCGAACGTAGTTGTACAAGTAAAGAGTGTTTAAGTTATCTGCGGCGGGCGCTAAAGAACTGCTAAAGTGGAAGTCACCTCTATCATCTCTTGTGATAGACTCCCAGCGCGCTTCGATCATTGGTCTCTTGAAAAAGTATTGTGTACCGCGAGCAAAGAAACGCTTTGTGTAATAAGATGTTGTAGCTCCGCCAGTGTTATTCAAAATGCTGCCAGTGTAATAAGGATCGTATCCTTCGTCGTTTGATGCTGAAAAGTATGCTTCGAATGATGACGACAGCATGACGCCGATACCGTAGTTGTCCTTTGTTCCGGCAATCCAGTGCTCAACGAGAGGAGAGATATCAATTTCTAAGTCTTCTAAACCAGTGGCAAAGTCTTGTTTGAATTGTGGATCGGATGCACCAGTTAAATACGAGCCTCCAACGATTTCTTCTCCGTCTGTTCTCAGCCATTGCGAAGAGTTCGAAGCCGACATCCAGTTCGAGCCGATGTTTCCTCTGGTAAGGTCAGAGTAGTTTTCAAGATCGAGTCCGCTACCTTCTTGCCAGTCTTGGGCGATAGGAAGTACTTCCAGCGTGTAATTTCTCGGAACAGTCTTGCTTGTTTCTGCGTTGTGCAACTTGAGATAGAAGCTAACAGAACCAGATGCTGGTATCTTACCGGCTGATCTGTCGGCAGTGATGTCCGTTATTGGGAACTTAATAAGAATTCTAGACAACTCTTGTGAGCCGCTGGTGGCAGAGCTAGACGCTTGCTGACGACCGTATATCGAGTATGTCTCCAATACATCTGCTTGACCTGCGTTTGAACCTGTTCCGCGGGTTGTCAAATTTGGTTGAAAAGCATTTACAATTGTATTATCAGCACTTGCTGTATACCTTAATATCGCCATTACCTAACCTTTCCTATTATATCAACATCGGGGAACTTAAGTTCCATTATCGCATTGTTCGGGACTGCTAAATATGAACCATCAGGAGAAATGTTCTTGTCAACATCAATAGATGCAGTTGAATAGTCTCCGCCGCTCTTGAGAAAGATCTTTACTTTCACTACGTCCAATACACCAGTCACGTCTTTAAGAACTTGATAAATGTCGCTGATGTACAATGCTTCTCCAATAAAGAGGGGCTGCTCAAAATGCTTTCTAAGTGCTTCAACGCAGTTATCTATAACGATAAACTTGTCTGACATCTTTTGTGGCTTGACAACAAAGTTTATACCGAAGTTCAATATATACGGATCGAGAATATCGATTGTGTCATTGATCATTCTATATTGATTCAGCCATGTTTTTAAATTATTTTTAATGGTTGAGTTAGCCAGAACTAACTTGCCAGCGGTATCTTCCGATACAACATACATGTTTAGGTTTCTCTTTTGCGAATCTAAGTCCTTCTGGACGGAGCATCTCTTGATGGCGCCAAACTTCGAGTGCATACGATAAGCTAAGTTTTCGTAGTCTGCTTGTGTTACCGCTCTGTTTTGTGTGGGGAAAGTGTCGTAGATTCGTTGCTTAACTTCACTTGTAGTTGGGTAGGTAACGTCACCTGTTATTGGCTCTTCGTTTGTTGCTTCTATAGATGTTTCTACACCCCTAACTTTTGATTCCACGAGAGTTTCTCTGTTCTTGAAATCAAAGTTTGCTGTTATGACATTATTAATTCCTGCGGTTGCAACATTCGAATTTATTCCGTTTGTTGTCCTGTAAGTTACGATAAGTGTTGTGTTTGTGGGAACAATTCCAAAACTTTCGTTCTCGCTGAGGCGGCTTGGGTCAAATGTTGTTGTATTGACATAGGTCTTGCCAAAAACATCTACTGCAAAGTTTTGTGGGTTTGCCACTACATCCGAGTTTGACATTTTACCACTACCGAATTGAAGCGTAACAGTATCTCTTATCATTTGTGTCACAAACTTTCTGGAAACTAATGTGGGCTTTATCAGCGATGGAACATTGTCGTTTTGAAAGTTTGAGTTTGGTATTTCCTTGAATATTGTATCTTGAACCAAGTAGTCAACTTCAAAGTACTCATTTCCTTCGGTATCAAATACAGATATAATTTCAGCAACGTTCTGTGCTTCTAGTGTGACTTTTCTAAACCTCTCGAAGGCGCCGACTGCAACTCTTTCTTGTCCAAAGTTTCCAGACACTATTTTGCCGTATGCTTTGACTGCATAGAAAGTTGGAGCGCCGGTCGATGCGTTTGTTCGTGCAACTACGAATGTGTTTGTTGGTTTTGCAAAGTCAACGTTTTCAGTTAATACAAAACTTAAGCCGTTGTCCGTTCCAAACACAGTTCCTCGTTTTAATATCGGGAGATAGTCCGAGTCCGGACCAATACCTGTAGTAGTGGCTGGAACCAATATGAAGAGTGCGACTTCTCCGTATGTAGATGGTCTACCGGTGAACTTGTATCCCATGACTGCGCCGTGTCGAACAACGTTGTTGTACTGATATGCTGTATCTAGGAATGACTCATTGACGTTATAGTCAAGGTAGAAAGAAAGCTGGTCACCAACATATGAAACCGCATCTATCATAAGCGAACCAAAAGAAGCCTCGCTGAAGTCTTGGAAAGAATCCGGATAAAACCTCTCTGCTATCTCCAATAGATCTTGCTGTATTGTTTCAAAGTCGCGATGAGTATAATCTATTGGAAGAAGTTTCTTTTGATTTTTAGACATAAAAAACCCTCATTTTAAATAGTAAATTCTAGTAAATCTTGAATATTTAAATTTGGTATTGCATAACGAATCTGAACACCTAACTGGTTGCTATCCATTCGTGTCGTGTTAAATGAAATTTCATTTATGGTAATTACGGGAAGATATATTTCTGTTTGTCTGAAGATATCTCGCTCTATTTTCGCAAAGGTGCCTTCATTAAAATTTTCAAACAAATACTTCTTGAGACCGACACCAAACTCAGGCTCCATGACTCTTTCACCGGGGCTCGTTAAGAGCAACATTTTAAAATTTTGTCTTATCATGGTTTTGAAACTTTTTATCATTCCATAACCGTCACTAGCATCTCGTGCTAATGGAAGCTTAACTCCGAGAGATGACATGTTCTTCCTCTTTTAGATATTTAGATCTGTGTTAAATATTACACTAGCCCTTTTTCTTACACTCGTTTCCGTTAGCATCAAAAACATTTCCGCGGGCTTGCTTCTTCTGGAACGATGGAAGAATCTTGTATGAAGGATTAAACCTAAATTTCTCAACAATGCCGCTAACCCATTCTCCAACAGGATCTCTATCACCATAATCTGGTGTTGACCATTTTCTGTTGCGATAGTGAGTACGGAAGGCATTCTTCATAAAGCGTGTTGTCTTGCGAAGAATTTCTTGGTCCCATTCGTCATAGTCTAAGAAACCAAAGCTTGTGAACCATCCATTACGATCGTCTTCAGACAACCAGCCCGGAATGTTTGTAATCTCCGCTACCCAGTCTGGGGGATCTATCTCGTCATTCCACCTGAATCCCTTGAAGTGGGCACCGGGCTTCTTCGCATCGGTTCCAGCTAAATCATCAAGCGATGTTGGCAGTTTAGGCGAATTCAATGTTCCACTAGGAGTTACCCATTCGCCAATAGACGGAGTAAGTCCAAGGCTGTTATACATTGCAAGAAGAGACAACGACTTCTTCATAGAGAAAATATAATCAACAACAAAGCGATAATGTGCTTCGTGTTGAAGTTGGTTAATCAGGCACCATAATATCTTACTGTCTGCCTCAATACCGATAAAGCGAGGACACTCAACATCGACGGCGCTCATCTTTGTAGATGCCATTGGTATCTTTTGCTTTGTGGCGGGATCAAGCATACCAAACTCAAGCATGTATTCGACTCCAAGGTTTCCAGTTACGCCGACAGGACGACCTTCGCCAATCACTTCATTGTCTCTTATTATTTTCTCCTTAACAAGTCTCATGTCTCCGGGGAAATTGTCTGAAATAAAGCCTGTCTCTGCTCGGACCTTGTTGACGCCTTCTTCATTTGAATATTTTGTTCCGTTAATGACAATAAACTTCGCCAAGTAAAAGTCTTTTGACGTATCAGCAGTTGAACCTATGTCTCCGAGAGTATTTTCGGTACGCTGTATCGTGTAGCCATTAGCACCTTCATTCGGGACGACCTCTTCTTTGAGTGAATATACTTCAAGCTCATGAGCAAATGGTATTAATCTATCTTGCTCTTCTGTGTCGCTGTGTTCAGCGCCTGCCATGTATATCAACTCTCCATCTATATCAATGTGAGTGTGGTATTCTCCCACATATGGATCGCCGCTTGGTAATACAAGCTGGTCGCCAGTTGAATAGTGGTTATTGCCAGACGTAGGCAACGAATCTCTTTTGACTCTAAACTTGTGCTCTCCATGTAGCTCTAAGTTTTCTCCACCAGCGCAGTACTCATTGAAGAAATAGTAGTTCATATTGTTGTACTTTGGACTCAAACCACCTCTACCGGCGTTCTTAATAAACAAGTTTCCAACAGCAACCAACTGCTCATGGACTAGTTCTTGTAACACCAGTTTTGCTTCGTCTTCGACCTTTTTAACTGCTTCAAGGTTTTTGCTCTCACGGAAACTCTTGATAGACTCAAATGTGCCATAGTCTTCACTGTTGAAGTCATCGAAGTCCCATGGATACTTATACGACTTCTGGAGTCTGTCAATTTTCTCAAGTGCCCTACGGATAGGATCGGGCATATTCTCTAGTGTAATGTATTCATCGTTTGGATCATCCAAGCGCGCAATGTAATATTGAACACTCATCTCCAAGAAAGCATACCAAAACTCGTTATCATTGAATGGGTTAAGCCAGTTGCCGCCAGTGCTCATACAAGATTCTTTCATGATCTCTACGATAAAGCCAGAGTATATCTTGCTATAGTTTTCTTCAAAGTTTGGTGCAAAAGTAGCAAATGTTCCGAGGCCTCTCATTATTTCAACATTAGCAAAACAGCGTATACCAGCCATTATAAGTCCACGAATTGCCGCTTTTCCAGTTCTCGGAAGAATTCTATCGAACGGAAGCTCCTTGGTGCAGTCTGGGTCGCCTGTTAATCGATCATCCTCTGATAAAGATGCATACGTATCACGAACCATCTTCTGCACCTCTCCAAAGCCAGTTATTCCTTCTTGCTTACTCTTACAAGTTCGCGGACTTTGTTCTGGGAACATAATATCTATCATACCAGTCCAACCTGTGTTGGGAGGCGGCTTGGCGTATACAGGCGGGAAGACATAAGAACCGCCATATTTTCCGGGCTCAAGATAGAATATACCTATATCTTCTGGGTTTTCTTGGTTTTTGTGAGCGTTATAGCTTATGCCTAAGAATGCTTCATCGGACATCCATACGTATGTTGAACCACCTTCTCCATCAGAAACCTTAAGGTTCCAGTAAGGTACCCAATCTCCTATCTCATAGTCGTCTTTATTGTACTGGTATAGCTCGGCATCAAGCGTAACGCCATACTCAAAATCCTTTCGTGTATAGTTCGGGAATGTAGCACCAAATAGCCAACCGTTATTGTTATCATAAATTTTCGTGGCAAAGTCTTCAAAAAAGCGTTCGTTGATTCTGTTATATACAGACTCTGCGGAGTTCCCATTAATGCTAGTAGTGATACCATTTTCTCTTTCTGACATTCTAACCATGTCTATCAAACCAAGCACCGGAGGCGAAAGCGGACTTTGTCTTTCGAAGCTTGATGCTAATAGTGGCATATTTGCCAAATCAATATCACCAAGTGTATCGTCAATAGACAAGAATTCAAACCTCTGAGAGGTTATGACACTCTCGGCGCCGTCAAAATTCTTTAATGCTTCATTCTCTTGTCCGGACGAAATAGAAGGATTACCAAGCCCAAAAGGAGAATCTAAGTTGATAGCTGTCATTACTTCGACACGTACACAATCATCAGGTCTATTTTTGACGGCTGAATCTTCAATTATCAAATCTTGGTAATATGCTCTAATTTCATAACCAAAGCCGAAACCGGCATCTTTGCTTCCACCACCAAATACATTACTTGGGGCACCCCAGCCAGAGCGATAGCCCTTTCCATTATCGCGATAAGTTAAAACAATATCAGGCGTCCTCTTTCTACCCTTCTTTGTAAAAACAACCCGATCATTGCCGAAATCAACTCTCGCAGAGACATTATAGCCATAGTTTGCTGTGTCAACCAATTCTACATCTGTGTCCCAGAAGAAACCCTCGAAGCCAAGCTTGTCAAAACTTCTAGAAAAACTCTTGGATGGTCGCCAGTCATTTGTTGAAGAAAATTTCATAGACTGAAACGGTATATGACTTGAACCTCCGTAGAATTTAAATGTAGCGCCTCCTCTTAATTCGTTTTTGAATCTTGAGTCTTGACTATAGCCCCCAACTGCCGTACCGACACCAGCACCTCTGGGGTTAAATTGCTCATGAAGATATCCAGCAACCCATTTTGGATAGGCGCCGCGGCGAGAACTGAAAAGCAGCAGATCTATTAAGTAAATGAAAATTAAAAAGGGTAATGTTACGATGTAAGCTACGAAATTTACAAGCCAAATTGGTATTTTCCACACACTTGATGGTATACTGGGGGGTCCTTCGAGTCCGCCTTCTGATGGTTCTCCATAATAAGATACCCATTCTGCACCGGCATTTGTTTTCTCTTGATGAACGGTCCAAGGGTTTCCGTATGTATCGGAAAGGACCATATTAAGAAAGCCCCAGTCTTTTTGTTTCGAGAAGAAACCACCTTCGCCCAACATATCCGCGGCGAACATCGCCTCTATTCTCTTAACATCGCCCTCAACGGTGAGCATAGCTGCTTCTTTCAACTCTTCAGGTTCGTAAGGTAACAAGCCATTTTCGCAACCCGGATCAGAGAATACCGGTGGCATATTCGCTTCGATTAAGTTTGGTATACCCATCTGCAAAGTATTTGCTACATCGTCTAGATCTTCGAGCAACTGTTGTTTTGCGTTTTGGTTTAAGGACTCACATTGTGCAGGTGACATTCTGCCCTCTAAGAGTGAACATCTTTGTTGCTCGAAAAGCTGAAGCTCCTCTGGAGTCGAACACATCGATGGGTTTGCAGGCCCTGCTATTTCCTCTGGGAATGCTTCAAGAATTTCTCTCATATCTGCTCTTGTTTGAGCAGGAATAAGAACGCCAACATTTGTAAAGAAGCTAGAGATGGAAGACTTACTCGGGAAAGCATCGCGGTATTCTGGGTAATCGAACTCAATGATATTGTCAACCAGTTCGAGCGCAGTAGAAGACGGTCCAGACAGGAAAGACTCAAACACTTCCTCTCTAGTCATCGTGTTAATCGCATCCGCGAAGAAGTTGACAGCAGTCTCCCTATCAGCCAACGCAGCGCCGCCAACACCAAGCTGGTCAACCAACGATACAACTGTATCTTCAACAAGCTTATCGTCAGCCGTAGGTCCACAAATAGTATCCCTAATAACTCCATACAAAGTATCTCTACCGCTCAGTAAGTCGGGTAATGACCCAGCGATAGCGCCGACAGTTTCCAAAGCCTTACAGATGGCATTACCAATGATTTCGCATATCTTTGCAAGAATCATCAGAAGTATCTTAACAAGTAACATTATCAGCAGCTTTTTCAATACTGCGAAAATTAAACCCAAGATGTCACTGAGTTTTGGCCAAGCCCTAAATGGGTTTTCCATTCTTATTGATACAATATCTGTAGGGCTCTGACAGAATGGTAGCGATAGACTCTTAATGAAGTCCATGATACCGGGGTTAAATAACGGCGGTGTCGGACAGTCAAACAAAGATATAACTGCGGAGATAAGTTGAGCACCGGGGAAAGCACTGAGATGGTCCAGAAGAGCCAGATAGTTGTCTTCATAAACCTCGATTAAAGCTAAGACATATGCGTCAAGCACGACACTCGGATCTAAACCGTCCTTAGAAGCAGATGAAGGTCCACCAAGTTTTTCAGAAAGAGTTCTCCTCTCTTGTGTTGGGTCATATCCAACAATACCGGGGTTCTTGGATGCTTGTGTGCCGCCAAATGGTCCGGGGCGACCAATAGCTTGCTGATGGGCTACATATTCCTCGTTTTCCCATGGTTTTTCAATCCTGTATCCACCCCAGAAAGGTGCGGATTCAGCAGCAGGTGAGCGGTCACCTAAGTTTTGGAAAGGCTTTCCTTCTCTCAGATTCTTTCTTACTAATGCATCTAGCTCTGCTCTCTTTTCTGGTGGAAGCCCAACAAAAAGTGCTCCGAAGTCTTCGACACCCATGGCTTTTAGAGATGTCAGCAAGATTCTACCTAATGCCTCTTCTAGTGCCAAACCCTTAAATAAACATTCCATTGCTTCGAAGAGAAGATCGAATAAACCACAGAACTTTAATGGCCCTAGTCCATGTCGGTACAGTTGATCCATTTGGTCCATTCCCATACCACCGAAACCATGCGCTAATAACGCTCTCTTACACATGTTGACAAAGATCGGATCCTTTTCATCAACCGTAAAAAAGGCTTGCATCTGTGACTGGGCTTCCATGTTAAACAGGTCTGTGAACGTGGAACCGGGTGCCAGACCTTGTGCTGCCAAATCTTTTCTTACTTCATCTGGATTTGAACGACAAAGTGACTCATGGAATTGTTTAGCAATTGCGTCTCCAATGCTAAACACTTCGTCAAAAATGTCCTGTCCAAGTTCCTTAAATTCATTTTCGAGGTTATTGGCTACGCAGCCACTAATACTGGGTTTTCCAACTGGTCCTTCCGCGGGCTTGTAAACATAAATCTCTGGATACGTGTACTCTTGTAAGAAATCAAGCCAAGGCTTTGGGCGGCGAGCTTCTGCATCACGAATCATATTTTTCTGGTTAGCAAAATATGCTACGGCTGTTCTATCTCTCCAACCACTTTGTCTTCTTAAGCTAGCAAGCCTTCTTTGTTTATATACGGCGGCTGGTCTATCCCTACAGCCTCTAGTATAAACTGACAGTTTCTTAATTCTATAGTCTCCGGAAAATACCATTCGCATCTTTGTTATAAGTTCATCCGAACTAAAAAAGTCAAAGAAACTAACACCAAGTGTATATCCCCTCGCAGCAAGCCAGTTATCTAACTGATGGTACGTGTCTGCTAAAATACCGGATCCGAAAAAGCCATCGTCGCCATAGTCTCCGAGGTTGAACATTCTATCAGTTTTCTTAAACTTCAGGTTTCCACCCTCAGTGGCTCTAAATACTTTGAGATATCTATTGTAGAGATCTAATGTTTTTCTGAGCTTTGTTATTTGCTCATTCATACTAGCTGCTAATATTGTGACAACTATATCATCTGCTTCTACTTCTTCTTCATCAGAATCAGAATAATCATCTTTAATAGGTGGCAACTCATAAATGTCATCAAAGTCTAAAGAATACAATAACTTAAGTCTTGAACCAGCGCGAGCTTCAAGGTAGAAGTCAGTGTAGTCAGTTACTTTCAATAGTTTTTCTATTGTCTCACGTGAGTCATCTTTTTGGAAATGTTCTACTAGGGCTTGTACTGCTCTGGCAGCGTATTTGTCATAAATCGATTTCAAAACAACCGCTGCTTCTTCTTCGGTCATCCCTTCTACATAACCAGTTGTTGTCTCAGGGGTAACGTAGGTTATTTGATACTTACAGCTTTTTTCATTAAGAATGGGGTTCAACTGGTTTCTGTTGCGCCAGTTTCCGATGATGGAATAAGGGTTAGGTATACATTGTCTGCATTTTTGGATTGGGGTTGGTCC